GCAAGTTACTCAAGTTAGAGGAACTTTTGCTAAAGAAGCGTAATAATTAATTTTAGTGTGGGCTTCGGCCCACACAAAATTTAGGAGAATATAAAATATGAAATCAGATGTAAAAGCAGTAAGAGTTGCAGCAACTGGTGCTGTCTTCGCTGGAAGAACAAGACTAAGAGGACTTATTCTTGCTTCAGATGGTGGTGGTGCAGGTTCAATAATCTTACAAGACAATACTGATAGTACAACTTTATTCCAAGGAGACTGTCCAACAGGAGATGTCTTTGCATTTAATATTCCAGAAGATGGAATTTTATTTCCTGGAGGAATGAAAGTTTCTACTATTACAAATATTGAAGGCGCAACATTATTAATTGATAAGTAGGAGGCTAAATGGCTAACACTACTTCAGGTACAACTACCTTTGAAAAAGGTTTTTCTATTGCAGATATAGTAGAAGAAGCTTATGAAAGAATTGGAATACAAGGTGTTTCAGGTTATCAATTAAAAGGTGCAAGACGTTCTTTAAACATAATGTTTCAAGAATGGGGAAATCGAGGATTGCATTATTGGGAAGTTGCAAACAATAATATTACATTAGTTAATGGTCAATCGGTTTATACAATGTATAGATCAACAGCTGATGGCACATCAGATGCTACTGCTGTTTATGGTGTTGATGATATTTTAGAAGCTAGTTACAGAAATTCAGATAATATAGATACACCACTTACAAAAATTAATAGATCAACTTACCAAGCTTTATCTAACAAAACATCTACAGGGAATCCAACACAATATTTTGTACAGAGATTTATTGATAAAATTACAGTTACTTTATATTTAACTCCAGGATCCGATGAAGCCGGAAACTTTTTTAATTACTACTATGTAAAAAGAATTCAAGATGCCGGAGACTATAGTAATGATGCGGATGTACCTTATAGATTTGTACCTTGTATGACTGCAGGACTTGCTTATTATTTAGCAGTAAAATATGCACCAGAAAAAATTCAAATGTTGAAGATGTTATATGAAGATGAATTAAATAGAGCTTTACAAGAAGATGGTTCTTCTTCAAGTTCTTTCATAACACCTAAAACTTATTATCCGAGTATATAATGGCAAAATTATCTAAAGGAAAATATGCACAGGCAATATCTGATAGATCAGGTATGGCATTTCCTTACAATGAAATGGTAACAGAATGGAATGGTAGTTTTGTACACAATTCAGAATTTGAACCTAAGCAGCCACAAATCCAACCAACAAGATATACAGGTGATCCACAAGGTTTATCTAATGCAAGACCAGATAGAACTGAACCTGCCACAGAAAATTTATTACCAGGTAATCCATTAAGTTTTATTTCAGGATCAAGCACTGTAACAGTTACAGAACCAGCACATGGAAGATCAACTAATGATATTGTAGTTTTTAGAAATGTAGATGGAAGTCCCGGAGGCCTGGTGTATTCTTTATTTGAAAATGGCTCAGGATTTAGTATAACAGTTATTAATACAAATAGTTATAGTTTTGATTGTGGAAGTAATGCAACTGTAACAGAAAATTCAGGAGGAATGTTTGTAACTGCAGGACCAGTTACTCTAACACCATGATTAAAAAATTAATTAATTGGATTAAAAATATATTTACACCTGAAAAACAGGACTCTCATCCTTTTATATTACCACTTGCACTTTATGAAGAAGTAAGAACAGACAAACAAGAAAAGATACGTAGAAAACATGGGGGATCAGAGTAATGGCTTATACTTTAGCAAACCTACAAGATGATATTAGAAACTATACAGAGGTAGATAGTTCTGTGTTAAGTGATTCTATTTTAGATACAATCATTAAAAATGCAGAAAATAGAATTTATAGAGAAGCGGATTCTGATGATAATAGATTTTATGCAACCTCTAACTTAGCAGCTGGAAGTAGATATGTAACCATACCATCTGATTTAAGATTTATTCGATATGTTCAATTAACAGATTCTTCTGGTAATCAAGTTTTTTTAGAAAAAAGAGATACAAGTTTTATGGCTGAGTATTATAATACTCCAAACACTGCTTCTGGAATTCCAAAGTATTATGCTAACTGGGATGCTAATTATTGGGTAGTAGCACCTACGCCAAATAGCACAAATTTAATCACTTTAGCGTATACAAAACAACCAGATAGTATTACAAAAACAACTGGAGCTTCTCCACCAAGTACTAATGGTACTTATACATCAAATAAATATCAAGATTTACTTTTGTATGGATGTCTGGTAGAAGCATATGGATACTTGAAAGGTCCTGTAGATATGTTACAATACTACACTCAAGCATATGAAAAAGCTTTACAATCGTATGCGATCGAACAACAAGGTCGTAGACGCCGAGACGAATGGGAAGATGGTGCTATTCGAACTCCTCTAAAATCACCATCACCCTAAAATAATTAAGGAGACAAATAAATGGCAAATATAGTACCTGACTCTTTTAAAACAGACCTACTTGGTGGCGTGTTTGATTTTGATTCTGGTGGATCAAGTTTCAAATTAGCACTTTACACATCATTAGCTGGTTTCAGTACTTCTACAACTGCTTATACAACTACTAATGAAGTTTCTTCATCTGGTACAAACTATACAGCAGGTGGAAACGCTTTAACTAACAATGGTGTAGCAGTAGCAAGTAACGTTGGCTATGTTGACTTTGCAGACTTAACTTTTAGTTCTGTAACTTTAACAGCAGTAGGCGCTCTGATTTATAAAGATAGTTCTAATGAAGCTGTATTAGTTTTAGATTTCGGCGGATCAAAAACTGCAACTAACGGAGATTTCGTTATTCAGTTCCCAACTGCTAATTCTACTGATGCAATTATTAGACTTGGCGACGCGTAATAAAATTTGGAGTAGTGAATGGCTTTAGTAATTAACGATAGAGTTAAGGAGACAAGTACAACTACAGGGACAGGAACGTTTTCACTGGCCGGTGCTGAAACTGGTTTTGAAACTTTTGTAGCTGGAGTTGGCGATGGTAATACAACTTACTATGCAATTTCTCATGACGGAACAAACGAATGGGAAGTAGGAGTAGGAACGGTTACCGATGCAGGAACTGACACTTTATCAAGAGACACAATTATATCTTCATCGAATTCCGATGCAGCAGTGAACTTTACTGCAGGTGGAAAAACTGTCTTCTGTACATTGCCAGCTAAGAAAACTATTTCGCCAGTCATGGACGCAACAACTTTTGTCGTAACACATAATTCAACTTTATCTGAAGATCAAACTTTAGATTCTGGAGTACTAGCAGGACCTGTAACGATTACAGGTACACAAACCATAACAGGAACATTGGTAATATTATAATGAGTCAAGTAGAAGTAGATAAAATAATTCCACAATCAGGTACAACATTAACTGTTGGAGATTCTGGGGATACAATTACTGTTGCATCAGGAGCAACTTTAAGCTCTTCTGCAAACGTTACTATTACAGGAAACCTAGATGTAGATGGTGGCACAATCAAACTAGATGGTAATTATCCTGTAGGAACAAATAACGTTGCATTAGGAAATGAAGCATTACAAGGTGGAAGTTTATCAGGTGGTTCAAATACTGCTATTGGTCATAAAGTACTTTGTGTAAATACAACAGGTACTACTAATACAGGAATTGGTGCAAATGTTTTAGACGATAATACTACAGGAAACGACAATGTTGGAGTAGGAACAACTGCATTAACTAATAATATTTCTGGTTCTAATAATGTAGCAGTGGGAAGACGAGCATTACAATCAAACACCACAGCATCAAACAACACAGCAGTAGGTTTCTGTTCTTTACAAGCTAATACGACAGGTACGGCTAATACGGCAGTTGGTTATTTCTCACTTTCTGCTAATACAACAGGTGCCTATAATACAGTTGTTGGTCAAAATGCTTTAGATGGAAATACTACAGGTTGTTGTAATGTTGCTTTTGGTGGTTCTAGTTTAGGTAATAATACTGAAGGAAATAATAATACAGCAGTTGGAAGATGTTCTTTACTTAATAACACTACAGCTGACAACAACACAGCAGTGGGTTTTGCATCACTTTCTGCTAATACGACAGGAACTCAAAACGTAGCAGTTGGTAAATCGGCACTAGGAACTAATACAACAGCATCATACAATACAGCTATTGGAGACCAAGCACTATTAGATAATACAACAGGTACTCAAAACGTAGCAGTTGGTCATGCATCATTATTTGAAAATACAACAGGAAATTGTAATATTGGTATTGGAAATTCATCACTTCGTAACAATACAACAGCAGACAATAACACAGCAGTAGGTTTTGCATCTCTTTGTGCTAATACGACAGGATGTAGAAATACAGCAGTTGGATTATGTTCTTCACTTGGAAATACGACAGGTTGCTTTAATTTATCTGCTGGTGCATATAGTTTGGTTTGTAACTCTACAGGAAATCAAAATACTGCGTTAGGATATAACACACTTTTTAATAATACAGGTGGAAATAACACTGCTGTTGGTTTTGGTTCATCAGTGAATAACACTTCAGGTGCATCAAATACTACAATGGGTATTTGTTCTTTATATTGTAATACAACAGGTGGTAATCATGTTGCAATCGGTAGAAGTGCATTATGGAACAACACAACAGCTAATAACAACACAGCAGTTGGTTTCTGTTCACTTTATTCTAATACGACAGCAACACAAAATACAGCTTTAGGTGCTTTTTCACTTTGTAGTAACACAACAGGTGGAGATAACACTGCTGTAGGATATAATTCTTTAAGAGGCAATACAACAGGTGCAAATAATGCATCATTTGGTTTCTGTGCTTTAAGAGTAAATTCAACAGGTGTTAACAACACAGCTTTGGGAAGTAAAGCATTATATGGAAATACAACAGCTGATAACAATACAGCAGTAGGTTTCTGTTCACTTTAAGCTAATACGACAGGTGTTCAAAACAGTGCGTTAGGAAATACTGCTATGAGTTGTAATACCACAGGTGGAAGAAACACAGCAATAGG